AAATTGTAATTCTGTTCCGCCTCTAGGATTTTTTGTCATTCTTACTCATTACTTTCTTTAGCGCTTCAAGACCTTTTGGTGATACTTCAACTGTTAGATCTTGTTGTATATGATCTGCAGTTGTCTCTGTATTTGGGTCGTTGATATCCGCATCTCTTTCTGCTTCGTCTTTATATACTTTATTAGTCAATTTATTTTTAATTACAACATGAGTTGTGCAATTAATTTTTAAAATATCATTATCCATTTTGATCTTCTCTACTTATTTCTAAGATTGATAGTGCTGCACTTATACCAGATGTATCTGAAGTTTCAAGAGCAATTGAATCACTATCTTCTAGTATCAATGGTCCTTTTGCTACATTACAAATGGTTGGCCCTGTAATACTAGCGTGTACAACTACATAACTTGTAGTAGCTGAATTATCTGTAATATGTACTTTAAATGTTTTTGATCCACCAGAGTTTGTAACTTGTATGTTTTGTATAATTGCATTTGCATTACTTGGACAAGTATAAGTAGTTACTGCTGTGGTAACCGTTGGATCGTAGAATGCGTTTTTATAAAAGTTTGCCATTATGTTAAATCAACCCATTTTATTGTGCCGCAAATATCATCACCATTACTAGCTCCTTTTGCACACAAAGTATATGTATCAGATACTCCTGCAATTGTCTGACCTATTTGATAAGAAAAGTTAAATCCATCTTGAGCAAATGTTAAATTATTTGCACCCTTACCAGATAAATAAGCCTGACCTACAACAGTTCCACCTGTAATAGTTTTAGTTCCTGTTAGATCATATTCTACATTATCAGAATAAGATGTATATGAAAACGCTGTAGATGGTGTTGCATTTCTTATTAATTTTATTTCAAAATCAGAATTAGAAATAGCAGATGCTGCAACATCTATTGGTATAATAACTGCATAAGGTCTTCCAGTTTTAATTCTTATTGTTGCTAGATTATAAAAAGTTCCTGCTGTTGTTAGATTCACTCCAGCTAATGATGCTGTTCCTATAGATTGTCTTAAACCTTGAGGTGCATAACCACCTTCACTCATAACAGAAGAACATACTTCTTGTAATACTGCGGCACCAGAAATAGTTCCTGTAGTTTCTATTTCATATCTTATTGGTAGATTTGCAGTTTGCATATAAACCGTGTCTAAATTATTTGCATTTAAAAATGTATGAGCTACAATAAATTTTCCATCAATTACAAAACCTACTCTAACAGATCCCATTCCTAACCATTCATAATCTGTAAATAATATAGTTGCCTTAGTTGGATCGAGTGTATAACCACTTGCTCCTGTACCATCGAGTTTATCTCCATTCCAAGATGCTTGTGCCACATCATTATCTACAGAAGATCCTGATGTATAAGTTCTTCTTACTATTTGATAACCTGTTCCTGTGTCTTCAAAAAATATTCCATTATTTGCATCAAACGTACCCACTCTTTGTTCTAAACCTGATTCTTGTGCATTCATTACAAAAGTATTAAATATAAGTAATGACTTACCTGGTTGATAAGACATAACTCTTTTTGATTGTCTGATAACCTTATCACCACTAGCAGTGGTAACATTTAAATTAACTGTAGATTTATTTGCTGTGTAAGTAACTGTTGCTGATCCTGTTAATGACTCATCAAACAAATTATTCTCTGACATTACATTTGAAGAATCAAATAGTGTTAAAGGATTAGATACTCTTAATCTACCAAATGCATCATAAGCAGTAGAGCCATCTCCACCACCAATAACTGTTGGTTCTACATTAACATTATTACACGCTGACATTAGTACCTCGTATTATACCAATTAAATCTTTCTATCTCTTGTTTCAATTCTTCTTGAAATGCAAAATTTAATTCTGTTTTTAATGTTGAAATAGATTGTAGAATTTGTCTTTGATTTTCTACTTCATATTCTTGTTTTGGTTCAGGTATGTATGCAGTTACTTTAGCCATTAGTACCTTCCTCTTGCAGCATCTCTATTAGCAGCTGCTTGAGCATTTGACATTCCTCCTCCACCACCTGGATTTCCTCTAGCTGCATCTCTATTTGATACTCTAGTTGCACTTCTAGCTGCAGCTTGTGATAAAGCTCTAGCTTCTGCCCTGTTTTGTTTAGCTGCACCTCTTGCTGCAGCTGCATCTCTTGCTCTTTTATCTCTTACGTTTTGAAAAAAATCTGCAAGTGTATTTGATCTAGCAAATAATCCACCAATACTTTCACTTCCATATGGACGAGCACCTTTTGGTCCAACGAAACTTGGACTTAAATTTCTACCTAAATAACCTAATCCTTTTGATACTACACCAGCTAAAGGATTAATAAAACCTATTAAAGAACTAATACCTGGTTTACCTGCAATGTTTTGAATAAAACTACTTATACTATCTTTAATAGAAGATTTACCAGTTAATTCATTATAGCTAACTTGTTCATCATCTTTTTCTGGATCGTAAGGTTCATAAACAGTTGAATAAAAATCTTGAAAAGTTTTTGGATTACCTCTTGTAACTGAAGGAAAACCAATATCAGATGTTGGAGCAAAACCTGTTCCAAAAAAATCATCTGCTGTTCCATATGGTCCTATTGCATATCCTTCATCTGCCGATCCTGGAGGTGCTATAGAATAACCTACATCAGTTGATTGTAAATCAGGATATAATTGATCTTGATATTGAAATGCTAATGGATTTAAAGTTGCAATACCTTGTGGTTTATTAAAAGGACCTAGTAATTGCTGTAATCTTAATTCATCATATGTCATTATCTTCTACCGTCCGGTCTTACATCTACTCTTAATGTTCCATAACGCCAAGTTTCACCTATGGCATCATTTTCAATTTTAATTGAAAGCAATCTTCCTCTTGCTCGAGTATCTACTTTATCAGTAGATGATGTAATTGTAAAGGGGCCAAGAGGTGAACTTGATGCTGTATCGGTTGGATAATCATTTAATAATAATGTTATTTTAGAATTACCAGTTAATACTTGAAAGTCAGGTATAAATCTTTTCATAGACATAATAAATTCACCATCTCCTCTAAAATCAGCGAGTCCAGTTGTACCTCCTAATGCGCTTCGTCTTGCAGCAATATCAAAATCACCTGATTGAATATATGCATTAATAGAAGTGGTTCCTGATGAATTGATTTGATCGGTTCCGGTTTCATGGGCATAATAAGTTGATGCTCCATAGGTATTTGTAATTCCTTGTATTGCAAAATTAGGGGTAGCTGTTGAGATATATTGTGTTGCATAAGGCACATCAAATACACCTGTATCTGCATATGATGATCTAGCTAATGATCCTGTTGTCCAACAGTTTTCTCCATAATTATAAGTAACACATCTATCAATTTGTTCTGATCCTGCTTTTGGATAAAACCAAGTTACTTCATTATATAGTGTATTATGTTCACCATAAATAATTTGTGATGCATTATAATTAACACCTAAATTATCTCCTGTAGTTGTAAATACAAAATCTTCTACTAAACATGGCAGTGCTTTTACAGTACCATCGTAAACAAAAAATCCACCTTCACCTGACATCCATAATATCATACCATTAGAATAACTAACTGCATTTTGTCCAATACATCCACAGTTAGTTCCAACTTGTCTAACTGAAAAAGTAAACGGTGGCCCAACAAATTGAATTACATATGCTGCACTGTCTGTTAATACAAATACATAATCTTTACCTTGAACAGCTGCTACAATTTTGTTTCCTGTATCTAATCTAAATGTACCTGCAGTATTTGTTGCTGTAGGTGTGTAAGTATTATAATCTTCTTGATTTGAAAATCTTATAAACATTGGATCTTGTGTTGATGAATCTCCAATGGTTGTTTCAGTTCCAAAATGAAATAGATGTCTATCTCTATCTGATACTAAAGTTAATCGTGATCTAGTTGGAGCACCAGACATAACTGTTGCTCTATTTGCTCTAGGTGATGCTGCTCCTGCATCCCAAGTAAATGTTTCACCATTATGTATTGTTGCAATTAATATTTGACCAAAGTTATCAAGACTCCAGAGCCCTGGATCCAGAACCACGTTACTAGTTGTTCTTTCAGTGCCCCATGTTGACACGTTCCAGGTATCCGTGCCCCATCCATAACCTGCAGTTTGAAATGTTGGACCAACAACTACATAAGGATCTATTTGTGCAGAACCTTGAGTTGACATACCAGTACCACCTTCATTAGCTGGCATAGTAATATCAAATGTATTCGATGTTACATTAGATATTTCGAAAGTATTATTTTCAAATTGTGCTACAGTAAAATCTGTTTCTCCACCGCCAGGTAAAGACACTGATGAAAATTTTATATATCTACCAGCAGTTAATCCATGACTAGTTTTATTAACAGTTACAGTTGCAGAACCTGTTGTTGAACTAAATGTTGCCCCAGTAATTGCTGTATCGAGTGGAGTAATATCAAAAAAATCTTCACCATAATATAAAAACAAACCTTGTGATGTACCGATTGCTGCATATTTTTCTCCTGCTAAAGAAGTCCATACATGTTGAGCTCTAGCAGCACCAGGTATTGTTAAATTATCTGTAGTAAGTTGTGACCAACCTCCTATTTTCTCAGGCAATCCATATCGAAATCTAACAAAATCACCGTCAGTCCATTGAGACTCGGCTCCTGATTGTGTTATTTGTTTATTAAAACCGGGTTTAAACTGTAGTTTTTGAAGCATAGCACCTCATTATATATGCTTTTTATTATTTTGGTAGTATTATATTCCAATCTAATTGAGATAGCAAATCTTGTAAATGTACTTCTTTTAATTTATTTTCTTTTAAATATTGATGTAATTCTTCTATATCTACTATTACCCACTCATTCTCCATGTCAAATACCATTTTATCTGCTTTGGTACTAAAAAAACTATATTTACCTATTTCACCATGTTTAGTTTTTTGTATAGGTCTAGTATCAAATTTATAAAAACCATTCTGACCTTTTATAATACCTGCTACGTTCCAAGATTCTTTTTTATTTGGATACTCAATATTTTTTAAATAGTTTTTAAAATCTTCCATTCTTATAAAGGATGCAACGGGTGGTATGTGGTGGTGTCCGTTGCACCCATCATAAGATTATATCACTATAAAATCAAAGTATCAACTCTGTTAAACTACTATTTGAACCTATTGTACCTTTATAGAAAGTGTTAAATGCTAGACTTACTCTAGTATTATTACCTTTCTTGGTATCTACTTGATGAGTTGTTGACGATGGAAACATTACTAATTGACCTGTTTCTAATGCAAACCACCAAGTATCAGAGTTCCAAATATTGTATTGATCTATTTCTGGTTTTATTTGTTGATAGTCTTTTGAATTAATAAATTTAATTTTATCATTTTCTTTATCGCAATCAAAATAGAGTACACCAGATACAACTGAATTAGGGTGTGAGTGTTGATGATGATACTGATTTTCTTCTGTATAGTTTAACCAAGATTGAGTGATATAAAGTTCTATATTATTTTTAGGAGATATAATTTTTTCAAGATAATCTTTACAAGCTGTATCTAAAAACTTTTTTATGTTTTCAAATTCTTTTCTATTTAATATATAATTATCTTTTGTATTATAATTAAGTGTTGGAATATTACCACCACCATTTTGTTTTGTATTATTCTTTTGTTCATTAACAAAATTTAATTCTTCATTGGTAAATTCTCTGTCTATATTTGTCATATAAATAGGTATAGGAAATAAATTATGTATATTAGAGTTAATCATTTTTTAAACTCATACCAACCTGTTATAATATATTTATCCTCATCAATAGTAGTATGACCTTTGTGAGTAAATGTCCAATCAGTACTCCAAATAACAGTTAATCCTTTTTCTGGTTTTACTTTTAATTTTTGATAATACCATTCTGTTTCTCCACCTTGTTTAACATCATTAAGATAAGTCATCCAAACCAAATGTCTTTTTGATGTTTGAATATTTGCATGTTCACAATGCCAACTATGATATGCTTGTGAGGGTTTATATTTTTGAATATTAAAATCATGTTGTATTCCCCATTCCCCAACATTTTCATCACAAAACTTATATTTTGTTTTATAAAGTTTTATAATTTGACTTAATTGTTTAAAGTATTTATCTAATATAGGAAATCTAACAACATCATTTATTATTAATTGTAAATCTAAACTATCTTTAACTTTTTTATTAACTTGTCCTTTTCCACTTTCTCCTAATACTTTATTGTTTGAATTATCAAATAATTTAATTAAATCATCACATATAGATAAATCAGATAAATAATATCCATCTATAAAATTATTATTTGAATTATGTTTACATTCTCTCACACCACTCACCACTAATTTATATTTATTCTCTTAAATCCCAAGTTTGATTATCTTCATTCCAATCATATGTTTGTCCATCTGTAGGATAAGAAATAGGTGCTTCCCATAGACAAGTTGTTTCATTCAATGTCCAAGAATTAAAAGGTTTTGGTGAAATAAAAGCATCTCTTGTTTGATCGTATTTAAAACCTATTCCAGCATAATTTTTTCTTAATGCTTTGGATTGATCTGCACTTGGTGTTATTCCATCAGATTCATAATGAACACCACCTTTTGTATTATAAGAGGTTTGTTTCCAAATATCATTTGTGCCATAAAGATTATTTAAAAAATCTATTCCAGCTTGTTCAGTTATTGCAACATCATTTGATAATTTTTCAACTCTTTCAACTATATTTCCAACTTTTAATTTTGCAAAATGTGCCATAATAATATCCTATGCTGTGTAACTTCCACTTCCTGTAAATTTAATAACTGTATCTGTACCATCTGTTGTAACAGTTGGAGAACCTGTTGTTGTACCAGTATAATCTGCTGTTGCTACCCTTAAAATAACAACTCCATCTCCACCAGCACCTCCATCTCCAACATGTGTTCCACCACCTCCACCACCTAATCCATCTGTACCATTTCCAGCCGCACCATCTCTATTACCAGCACCTCCACCACCTGTTCCACCAGAACCAGCCGCACCATTATTTGTATCAGTAGAGCCTCCTCCACCTCCAGCATAAGTAATAGCTGAACCTGTTATTGAATTTGAAGAACCATTACCACCATTACCTCCAGCACTAGCAGTACCATTTCCCCCTACAGCACCAGCACCACCTCCACCACCACCACCAAATTCTGGTGCACCACTAGAACTACTACCACCATTATTTCCTTGACCTACTGTTCCTGAACCACCAGAAGCACCATTACCAGCACCTCCACCAGAACCACCAGTTCCACCATTTGTTCCATTAGTAGCACCATAACCTCCACCTAAAGCAGTTACAGTTGAAATTCCTGTACCAGATAAAACACTATCATTACCATTAGTACCATTTCCAGCAGATGTTGTAGTAGGTGCTCCAGCACCTATAGTTATTGTATATGTTTCGCTTGGTGTTAAACCAATAGTTGTACCACCATAATTAGTTAATAAACCTCCAGCTCCAGCACCTCCAGCATTTTGTTTTCCTCCACCACCTCCTCCAGCAACAACTAAATATTCTGCATCATAAGGTTTTGGTCCACCTTTTCTTTGACCAAATCCTCCTGCGGATCCTGCTCCGATTGAACCTATAATTGGCATCTTTCTATCCTCCTAGTTTTACGCAAATTGCGTTTGAGCTGCAAGTACAGTAAATACTGAACCACCTGTTTTAATAGCTGTGTAAGTATATACATCATTTGATGTTGTATTACCCTCAGTTGGCGCTGCTCCACCTTGCCATACTGGAGTTACTGTAGTTCCATCTACTTGTACTGTAGTATTGTAATAAGCTGTTGCATTTTGTTTTGAAATGTATGCAACGGTAATTGATTCACCAACATCTAAAGACGCATCTAAAGAGCTAGAACCATCACCTCTTAAATTAACTGTAAAGTTTGCATTAGCTGCTGCAGTGTCTAATTGAACTGCTTGAGTATTTGTGTCAAAGTTAATGTTTGAAGTGTATGTACCATTAACATTTACTTTTTCTGCAAGACCTTGAATTTTACCATTACCATTTAATGTAACTCTTCCAATACCTTTTGGATTTAAAAGAAAATCTAAATTAGTATCAGAACCAACTGCAGCTATCGATGGAGAAGAACCAGTTGCTTGGTTTGTTACATCAAAATAGTTTACAGCTGAAGCTGTTTTTTGAAATCTTAAATATGGATTGTTTGAATCATCTTCAATTGCACCTGCATCATCAATGATGATATCATTTCCATTTGTATCTAGTACTCCAGATAATTGTGGAGTAATGTCTGAAGATAAATCTGTGAAAGCTGTATCAACAACATCAGTACCATCAGAGTAAACCATTTTAGTACCTTTGTCTGTTGCTGCCCAAGTTACTCCAGAACCTGAAGTAGTTTTAACAGTTACAG